AGATTCCACGGTATCCAAGATCAACGTCTATCTCACTCGCAGAGACAGCGAAATCTTTTACAAGGCTTATACCCTGAGCAACACATCAGGGCAGACCATAGACTACCTTTCGGAAGATAGCCTGTCAGGAGCAATGCTAAAGACGCAGTTTCTTTCTCCACCTCCTGCCGGACAGATACTTGAATACCACAACGGGAAGATTCTCATTGGCTCCTTCGATGTTTGTTGGCAGACGGAACCCTTCAAGTACGAACTCTGTGACCTGTCCAATGGCTACACGCAGTTCGAGAGCGACCTTACCTTAATTGGCGCGGTAGACGATGGAGTTTACTTCGGGACCGACAACGAGATTACATTCGCTCAAGACAACGCTCAGTTGAAGGCTTTTAAGCTCGATCAGAAAGCGGACTACGGCGCAATCTTCGGGACAATGCAAAAGGTTCTCAGGCCCGATGTCGGCAACAATGAAGCCATGCAGACCTTGATAGTTTTCGCATCAGTTAGAGGAATCTGTATAGGCGGTAAGGGTGGGGAAATGATTAACAAATCCCGCGACACCTACCTCTATGAACCCGCTTATTCAGGCGCAGGCTTCGTCAGGAAGGAGAGAGGCACAGACCAGTATCTCTTTACCTTGCAGGGAGAGGATAGAGACAGACAGGAAATGAACTTGGGTTATGGCGATATGGAGATAACCCTTCCAATAGCAACAATGGATGCTGAATAACAGAAATCAAATTAACAGGAGGATACAGTTATGAGCTTGCGCTTGTCTACGGCTTTAAGAAATCAGCTTCTTGGTATTGTCACCGAACTTATCACGAATGGAGCTTTCACTTCGGCGGCTACAGGATGGACGGCATCAGGGTCAACGCTCTCTTCGGAAACTTCAGGACAGTCGGGCAACCACCTTCGGGTAACTTCATCCGGTGACGCCGCTGGTTCGGCCTATCAGGATATCACAACGAAGATCGGCCACGTTTATAAACTCTCTGCCTACTTCAAGAAAGGCACAGCCGACAGTGGCAAGATCAAGATCGGAACTACAGCCGCACCTACCGCGCTGTGGGAATCGGCGGCACTGACGGATGCAGATTGGGCATTGAAAACCTTCATCTTCATTGCCACGGCAACCACCACAAGGATAACCCTTGAGTCTACGGATGCCACCACGAGCGAATACTCCGGTTTCGATACTGTGTCGGTAGACTGCGTTGATTCAGGCTTCCAGCAGATTTTCAAGGATTGCTTCATCAATGTTTATTCCGGCACACAACCCACGAGTGCGGACGACGCACCAAGCGGGACTTTGCTTTGCACCTTCTACTCCGATGGCGCGGCGGCAGGTCTTGAGTTTGATGATGCGGCGGCAGGTGTTATCTCCAAGGCCGCACTGGAAACATGGTCGGGTACAGCCGTTGCCTCTGGTACTGCTGGATGGTTCAGGATGTATCAGGCGGGTGATGGTGGGGCTTCCAGTACGACAGATTGCCGTCTTGACGGGGCTTGCGCTACTTCTGGCGCACAGTTGAACATGAGTTCCCTGTCCATCACTTCGGGCGCAGTGCAGACCATCAGCACGTTCCAGATCACTCAGCCTGCGGCGTAGTTCAACCAGTAATTGAGCAACCACGGGAGGGGGAGAAATCCCCTTCCCTTCCCGATAAGGAGTATCTGTGGCTGACTTTGTCCCTGCTGTAAATGCCGATGATTTTTATGCCGATTCGCAATTTTTGGCCTTCTCTGCAATATTGGCGATGGGCAGTTACGATGCAACGACAATATACTCTACTTATGTCAGGTTTCCGAATGTAACCGTTCCTCAAGGTGCAACCATCACTTCGGCCATACTGTCGTTTACATCATCAGGCTCTTATCTGAACGATACGTGCAATCTCATATGCCACGCAAATGATGTAGATGATGCCGTAGCCCCAATTGGCGATGGCGTGCATAGTACAAATTTTAATGCGTTGTCCTTGACAGATGGGGTCGAGTGGAGTTCGGTTGAACATTGGACTTCGGCTGGAACGGTTTACCAAGCTCCTGAAATAAAAACCATTATCCAAACTGTCGTAAACCGTGATGGATGGGCGAGTGGCAACGCATTGGCTGTTATTGTTAAAGATAATGGCAGTAGCACAGGGGCCAAAAGATATGCCAGATCAAAAGATGCGAATAATGGTTTACCAACTTTGACCATTACATACACTGGCGGTGGGGTTACGACAAGCGACGGAGATAGCACTATTCCAGTTCCTACCATCACCGCAAGCATGGACGGTGTGGTAGCCTCTCTTCCTCTCCTTTCGCTGGTGAACTGTTACGTCGATGTCCCGCACTCCGATGTAATAGAATCTCTGCCCATCTTCACGATATCCGCGACGGCTATTCAGTCCACGGTCATCGCCGGAGATTGCACCCTTCCAATTCTCACAATGACCTCTACTTCGGGGTTCCAAACCTCTAGCGATGCCGATGTGGACTTCCCTGCCCTCACGGCTTCTTCGACATCTCTCACTGGCGAAATCCATACAGGAGATTGCGACGTTCCTTTCTTTACCATTAGCGCGACCCTTCTCAATGGCGGGATATCTCAGGGTGTTGCTTCTCTGCCTTTCCTTACCTTCTCAGGCAGAACGATCAACACGGGTACGGTATCGGAATCCTTCCCTGTCCTGACTATCAACGGGTACGCTCACGGGCCTTTGCTCCACACCCTTGATGAAACTCTGCCTTTGCTTCAGATTGTAGCCACCTTGGTTCACGCATCTACGACTTTCCGGTGTTACGTTCTGAACACAGAGAACTCAGCCATCACCGAATACGACAACTTCCCCTTCAACTCCTTTGCTACCTTCAAGGGAAAACATCTCGCGGCGGGTTCCAATGGCATCACCCTTCTGGAAGGAAACAAGGATAATAGCACAGATATCAATGCCTATCTCAATGTCGGCAACAATGACTTCGACCTCTCCAACATCAAGAAGATCACCGATGCCTACCTCTCAATGAAGGGCGATGGTTCTTATTACCTGACAGTCACTTCGGATGACGGAACACCCCACAGCTATCTCTTGTCGGCAACCACAGGCGACAGAATCAAGAACCTCAAAACCAATGTCGGCAAAGGGAAGAAAGGAAGGTTCTTTGAACTGGAACTCAGCAATATTGCTGGTGCTGACTTTGAATTGTTCGACATGGTTCTGAACGTGGAACTTCTCCAGAGGAAGATTTAATCTTGGCAGACAGAAAGCCCATCAGATGGTTTGTGCCTCAAGGTGGCGAGAGCTTCATGGGTGTCGCGGCGTACTACCTTACCCATGAGGAAAACATGCGTCAATCCTTCTCTCAACCGTCCCGAAGCGTAAGAAGGACGTTACCAGACGGAACAACGATTGACTATGTGATGAACGATGTTGTAGACTGTATAATGATATCGCCACCTCAAGGGATTCAGAGAGTCGTGGGCAAGAGCAAGAAGATGATATGGGATAAACTGCCCCCGTTTGAAACAGGAACTACCAGTGTTATTGATTTGTCGCAGATGACGGAAGACCCTGATGTGGAAGGCGGGTACTACTGCACAGTATCGGTTTTTAACGGGACGGATGAAAACGGAAGAACGCTGTCGGCTACATTTTCCATTGAAGCCTCTCATACTGGTTGGTCAATTTATCAAGGGGTAAGACAAGATGATGGAACTTACAAGGCTGACGGTAAAAACGCTACCCTTCGTTTATATGAACCCACTCTCGACGGGACGTGTATTATTATTGCGAATGACGGTAGGACGACGCTGAAAAAGACGGTTAGTGCTTTCAAAGACCACTTCTATTATCTCGGAGATAACGGGCTGTATTATACAGTAAGCACCACAACTGGCAGAACAACGGGCGAATCAGCAGAAGCGGAAGATGTGTCTGTCAATCCGTTTGAATTTTATGGGGAACAGAATGAAGTTAGACACGATATTGCCTATTATACCGTTTGGCATCATTATATAAAAACCACAAAGAGTATCTTTAGTGTTACGTGGACAGGAGAAGATAGTTATACGGATTTGGTGATTAAGATTGAGAAACACTACATTGACACCATGTTGTCAACAAATGACCCTAATCCTCTAGCTGGGGCAGACTATATTGTGGAGGAGACATATCAGCCTACGCTTTATTGGTCGAGAGAGGCACAGGCGGCACTCCCCACCTCAGAAATAGAAGAGTATGATGAGACTTCTTGGAATCCAGTAATTACTACTGAAGGCGGAGGAGTCCTTCCATCCTTCCTTATCTTGCAGTCACCAATGTCTGACGGGGCCAGCGTTTACACAAGAGCAATGAAGAAACCCGGCGAAGAAATATATTTTGTTGTGATAGAGAACAGCGCAACTCCAGATTATAAAACCATAGTCTGGTTTATTAACAGCACATCGTATACTTCATATGAGTTTTCTTTCAATCTTGAATGGGAAGGCGTTAGTTTGCTTTTAGACAATGTTTATTACGGTAGTTCAATTTAGCATATTGGAGGTTTAGCCTAAATGTCCATTCAAGTATATAACCTGCCCTACATCAGCTACGGTGGAGGTGCCGCAAGTTCAGCGGGAACCATCATCAACACCCAACTGTCCTACGCCAATGTCGCCCTTGCCGCGATGAACTCCTATGTCGGCACGATGGTCAACTACGCCACTGAATCCATCGATGTTCCTCTCCCTGCCGCGCTTGCTGGT